GCCAGCGTTGTTGCCACCAGTACTATTACTACCAGCATAACCTTGATTGCTTGTACCAGAACCACCGCTACCGCCTTGGGAGCCACCACCACCACTACCTCCATTGGAACCATTAGCAGTAATACCAGCAGTTGCACCACCGCCACCACCAAGTGAAGTAATGCTAGAAAATACAGAGTTAGAACCATTTGCACCTTGATTTTGTGGACCCTGTGCACTTGCACCTGCACCCACAGTAACTGTGTAGTTGGTAGCCAACGATGCTGAAACAGCGGTTTCTAAAGTTCCAATGCTTCCACCTGTGTTTGCAACACTAGAACGCATGCCACCACCACCACCACCGCCACCTGCACGGTTGCTAGAAACTGTTGCACCATTAGCGCCAGCGCCCCCACCAGCAACTACTAGAAAATCTATATTAAAGAAAGCGTCAACAGTTACTGAGTTAGATGCAGCGCTTTCTAGGCTAGTTCCATTTGCATTTGTTGTTTTAACTTTAAATGTATAAGAAGCATCTTCGGTTAATTGACCTGCTGTAAATGTATACGATGTAGAACTTGTTGTTGCTGCTGTTCGTGATGTTTGAGCAGTAGTTCCATTTAAATATGGGGTGATGGTAATTGCTGAAAGCGCTTTACCACCATTTGAATTAAGAGTCCAATTAACAACTGGGTAGCCACCAGACAAAGTTGTTGTACCAATTGTTGGTGCTTGAGGTACGGTTGAGGCAGATACAGAACTAGAAGGAGAACTATTAACTGTTGTACCAAAGTTATTACTAGCATTTGCAGAAACAGTATAGGACCCTGGAGTTAGTCCACTCAAAGTAACTGTAGTTCCAGATGATGAAGCACTATATCCACCAACATCTGTAACAACATTATACTGTAGTGGTGTTGCACCACCACTTCCAGCAGCAACTACTACTGTAAGAGTTCCACCAGTTGCATAGGCAATTGCACCACCAGTATCTGTAACGCTTACAATAGTTGGAGTAGCAGGAGGTGCAGAATTTGCAACCCATTGTGTTCCATTGTAAATCTCAAGGATTTCTAGTTGTCCGTTGTAATATGTGTCACCTATTACTGGACTTGATGGGCGACCAGCAGTATTACCTGATGGGATTCCACCCTTAGAAGGATATTGTTGAAATGCCATTATGAAATCTCCACTCCACTGATGTGGATTGACACAGCAGTTGTAGATGCAAAGCCAGTAATTACCTTAGGTGTTGCGTTAGCAGGAATAACCTGCTTCATATCAAAGCCAACTACAGAGTTAGCAGGGATAGATACAGCAGGAACAACAGTGATGCCATCAATAGCAATAGTTGCAGTTGATGCAGAGGTTGCTGCGTTAGCCAACACAATGTTTGATACAACAGTTATAGTTGTTGTAGTTGGCACCGTGTATAGGGTTGTGCTTGAAGTTGGCGCTGCTCTACGAGCAAGCGCTTGGGTTGTTGTAGCCATTAGTTACTACCTTTCTTAAATTGCTTCCATAAGAAGCAGGGTTAGTTCATCTTTAATACTTCCTGGTCCACCTGTTGCAGATAGGTTTATATCCCCACTTGCAGTTACTGTTCCAGTTAATGTTGGTGCAGTAAGTGTTAAACCAGCAATAGTTCCAACCGTTGTTCCAGAAGGAATAATAGTTGAACCAAGAGTAGGTGCTGAGTAAGAACTTGCTGCGTTGATAGCAGTCCACGAACTTCCAGACCATACAGACATAACTCCACCTGTAGAGTTGAAGTACAAAGCACCCACAAGAAGTGTATTGCCATCATTATCTACCGATGGAGCAGTTGTTTTTGCACCAAGATATCTATCATCAAAGTTATCATAAATTGTTGCAGTATCTGAAGCACTTGCCGCTGCCGATGTTGCGGAGGCTGCTGCCGAAGTAGCACTTGTGGCTGCTGCTGTCGCTGAAGCCGAAGCACTTGTTGCACTGGTAGCCGCAGCGGTAGCAGATGCTGCTGCGGAAGTAGCAGATGTTGCTGCTGCAGTTGCACTAGTTGCTGAGGCAGTTGCCGAGGTTGCTGATGCGGTTGCTGAAGTAGCAGAAGCGGTAGCACTTGTTGCTGAAGATGTAGCCGATGTCGCAGCAGAACTTGCAGAAGTAGAAGCAGATGCAGCACTTGTTGCAGCGGCGCTAACACTTGCCGCCATTGTGCTTGCTGATGTTGCGGCACTGGAAGCAGATGTGGCTGCTGAACTTGCTGAGGTTGCTGCAGAGTTAGCAGATGTTAAAGCATTTGATGCATATGTTGCAATAGAAGATACTGATGCAGCGGCTGCTGTAGCACTCGCTGCTGCGCTAGTTGCTGATGTAGCAGCAGATGTAGCGCTAGTAGCGGCTGCTGAAGCCGAAGTTGCTGCGCTTGTAGCGCTTGTAGATGCGTTTGAAGCAGAGGTAGCAGCAGCACTTGCTGATGTTGCGGATGCAGTGGCACTTGTAGCAGATGCAGTTGCTGACGTGGCTGAACTTGTAGCGGATGTAGCAGCACTAGACGCACTGGTTGCCGCACTCGACGCTGAAGTAGAAGCACTTGCTGCTGATGTACTGGCAGCGGTTGCTGAACCAAGAATGCTATCTACATAATCTTTAGGTGCAGCAGAAGATGCTGACATGCCTGCAGATGAAAGACCAGTAATAACTGGAGTTCCAGATATGGTAGGGCTTGTTAATGTTTTATTTGTAAGAGTCTGTGTGGCATCAAGAATTGTTACCGTTCCAGAAGTGTTAGGAAAAGTAATTGTTCTATCTGCGGTTGGGTCTACAACAGTAAGGGTTGTTTCAAAAGCATCATCTGTAGAACCTTCAAATGTAATACTTGTAGCAACTCCAGGTGTTCCTGTAATAGTTGGAGAAACTAAAGTTTTGTTAGATAGAGTTTGGGTATCGGTAGTTCCCACTACGGAACTTGTTGATGCAATTCCATGAACCCCACTAGATAATTCGATATGTGTATTTGCCTCACGAAGGTCACGGCCAACAACCATATGGCGGACAGTAGCACCAGCGGAGTGAGAGGAGCCAGTCCCGTCGTTTTCAACACCACGAGTAATTGTAAGTGTATTACCAGCAACCGTCGTAATATCTACAATTTCTTCAAGAGCGGTATCTGGGTCAATTACTACTGTAAATGTTTCTCCAGAAGATACGGTGATACCACCTAGAAGTTGTGTTGCTGATACAACAGTTGCTGATGTACCAGATGAGGTTAGTGAACCTGAGAGTGTCGTTTGTTGAGAACGAGAGGAGTATTTGCGTGTTGTCATTTAGTTCCCTATCGGCTGTAGTGGACGCGGATTGGATATTGATTTTGCTGGCGAGACGTTTCTTCTTTCAAGCGTTGTGTATACAAAGCATACAGTTGCTTGGTAGCAGTATTCGACGCACCAAATGGACGCTTGCTATCTGTCTCGTCTGCCTGTGGGCTGATTTGAGCAGCGCGAGCAGGGTCTAGATATGTTAGCAAACGATATGCGGCCCCAAGGATTATAACATCCTTACATGATTCTGGTAAACCAGTTTGTGTAGCAAAGTCTTGTGAGTTAGAAGTAAAGGCTTCTGCGTCTGTAGCATAGATTACTTTAACTTTTCTTCCAGGTGTAATATAATCACCAATAGTAATTGTTTGCGCATTAGCGGCAAAAGCAGTAGAGTCTGCTTTAGAATCCCAAGACCATTTACGGACTGGAATCCATTCTTCAGATGGACCGACAGATTGCCACATAATACTTAGGACATTTGAAATAACATATCCATCATAAATATTATAGGTGGTAACTGGGGCTTCATAGGTAAATGTCATACTTTTAACGGCAAACATCGAAGAGCCAGTAGAACGAATTGTATCGTTAATTGCTTTCTTAACTGAGTTGCGTGGGAATACTGGAGAGATAGTTACCTTTGAATCAGCCGCCGCAGTAGATGCAGTTGTGCCTAGATAGCCACGACCATATGGAGATATAGTAGCCGTGTTTGAAACACGGTCAAATGTATCAACCCACATTAATTCTTCACCAATTTCAATTATACCTTTACCAAGGTTTTCAGAAGAACCTAGGCTAAGAACTGTTGGAGAGTTTGATGTAGATACGGTGGATGTTACAGCAGTTCTAAGATATGTGCTTCGCTCTTGTTGATAGGTATAACCAGCAAGGTTAATTAGAACCTCATCAATGAGATTAGATAATGTAGTTGTCATTAGGCGTTTATGCTCCGTAATGCAGCAGGTGCTGCTAGTCCAGTGGTTCCAGCAAGTTCATTACAGATACCATCAATGTCTTTAAATTTATCCCTAGTGCGTCCTGCTTCTGCTTTGATATTAAGAGCACCTACGGTTGCAAGTCCAGTAGTGCTAGCATAAACGTTAGCAGCACCCTGCTCATCTAATCCTGTTGTACCAGCAAGACGGTTAAGTTCCGCTGCCAGGCTACTACCTGCTTTACCAAGTGCCATTATGTATCCTATCTAGGTGTAATTATTTTCTTATCAGGGGTGATAAGTTTTGATTTAGCCTCTTGTTTAGGCTGACCAAAGAATGCTTTGTAATAATGTTCATCGAACGAGAACCGCTTCATATGTGGTGCAGTTGCTCCTGTGTGGCAGTATAGTGGAACTTCAGCCTTATCGCATAGAGCAAAAAAGAATATATCTTCACCTATGAACTTAGAGCCTCTACCCATTTCCATAAATAGTTGTCCTTCGGGTGATACTTCTCGAACCTTAGGAACTATACTGCGATGCATTAAGATAAATCCCATTCCTGCTGCATCTACTTTAATTAATTGATTAACTGGTAATGGGTGTACTCTGGATAATCCAAAGCCACCTTCTTTATCATTAATAAAACTAAATACTGTAGGCATAGGAATCATTAAAGGTTCTTCTGGATTATCTGTAGTAAAGTATACTCCAGTAATCATAGGACGCTTTTCAGCATCTCTATTATCCCATAATAATTTAAACTTTTCTGGACTAATTACTACATCTGAGTCTACCCATAGTAGCCATTCGTAATCAGTCTTATCATACCAGTAATCAATTACTGTTTGTCGTTGTCTAGCAATTTGATTGCCTTGACTTCTTAAAGATGTAGCAAATTCTACGCCAGACTTTAACATAACATCTGTTACGCCTTGCATAAACTTGCCATCTACCATTCCATTATCGCACCATACTAGTGCAATAGAATCTTTTTTGCTCATAGTCCCCTGTGTCCCTATCTGTACTTTGCTGCTTTTTTTGCTATTGATTTAGGTTGTTTAACAAACTGTTTACCTTTAGCATTACCTGTAGCCTTGGCTTTATTAGTAGCGGCTTTCTCAGCAGGGCTTAGTGCTGCCCATGCTTTTTCAGGTAAATATCTTTTTTTACCCTTAGATGGTTTACCATCAGAGGTTGTCCACTTTTGCTTAGTCCAGTCTTTTAAAGACTTTTGAGATTTGGCTAGTGCCATTATCTATAACCTCCGCCAGCCTTTTTGTATTGAACAGCAAGTAGTTGTGCTTTACGGGCTGACCATTCTCCAGGGTCTCCACCCTTAGAACCAGCCTTAATCTTCTTAAACAACTTAGCCCTCATCTCAGGCTTAGTGTAATTGCCAGCAGCATTAACTTTAGACTTAGTCTTTTTGTTTGCTACCATTTTACTTTATCCGCCCAATATGCTGCAGACATTTTACCTTTAGCAATATTCTTTCTATGACGTGCTTTAAAAGATTTTTGTCTTGCTGTAGGTTGTCTATCTCCAGTAACACCTTGCTGACCAAATCGAATTGTCTTTACTTGACTTCCTTCTTTGGCTACAACTACGTGTGATTTAGTAGGATGCTTAGGAGTACGTTTTGGTTTATTAAAACCAGACACTCCTGCTCTAGCAAGCCTTGGGTCCCTTTTGCTTTCCATATTCCCCATACTTTCCTAAGATTGACCTAATGGTTCCGTTCTTGTTCAACCGAACCACTAGACCATTCTTAATTTGAACTGGATTAAAACCATCATGTCTTTTATATGTTCCAGAAGACATTACTTTTTCTTCTTGGACATACCAGCCTGAGATAGAGCAATAGCAATCGCCTGCTTCTTAGACTTTACCATCTTTTTAGATTTACCAATGTTAAGAGTTCCAGCCTTGTACTCTTTCATAACTTTAGAAATCTTTTTCTTTGCTGCTGCCTTCTTCATTATCGTCCTCGTCTTACGCCAGGAGTTCTACGAGTTTCAGGTAGAAACATTCCTGGGTACTTTTGCTCTAGTGCTTTCTTAGCAGCAGCCTCGGCTGCGGCAACACCCTTAGGAGATACTTGTCTTTGATACTCGGCAATGGCTGCTTTGCCTGTTAATACTTTTGGTTTAGGGGTAGGCATTACTTCTTCTTACCCATTTTCTTCATAACCATTTTCTTAGAAGCAGCCTTCTTCGCCGCTTTCTTGGCCATAGCCTTACCTTTTGGAGTGTAAGGGAATTCCATTTTTCCTACTTTTGGCATTATACTTGTCCTATCTCTTTCATTACGGCTGCGGCTTTGGGTGTGATATCTTTCGTTTTAGGCATAGTGTCCGCATTATACGCTTTGCCTAAAATCTCTGATGCTTTATGCGCTTCTTCTACGTGACGCATAGTAGTTCCTGCTGGTTGTATACCTTGTGCTCTTGCATCTCGATAAGCCTGAAGTTCTGCATTCCATTTTTTATCTGGAATATCTCTTTTAGCATCTCCTGCATTTACTTGTAAATTCATTACCTTACATCCGAAACATCCTTCAACTTCTGTTGGATGGTCTTGCCAGTGATATGCCATACTCGTCCCTTACGCTGCTGTGAAATTAGCCTCAGTTATTCCTAAGCCAGATGATATTAGTGCAGCCTTAGTAGTATCATCTACTATATGTTTGTGGCCACCAAGATAAAATTCATTATAGGTTGCTATGTCTTCGTCCAGTGGGAATCTTACTTTAGAATAGGTAGCACCGCTTTTGGCAATACTAACACCCTTATTAAGTTTATAGAAGTAAAATAGTCTATGCTTACCGATAGGTGCTTCTTGTACAACTGGTGTTGTAAATGTGTAGTCTGCCATTGTTCTCCTTAATGAACTTACTGTAAGGCTAGAGTTTCCCCTAGCCCTACCGTCAATCAACTAAGCGATTGATGAACCTGATTCGATTCTGTATAGTGCCTCTTCGCGGTAGCGAGCAAAGCCTAGTACGCCGTACCAACCCATTGGGCGGTGACGCATCAAGCGGTCAACTACTGGTCCGATAACTACATGTGGCTCTTCGGCAACTGCCTCAGCCAATGCCTGTTGTCCAGCAAGAATTGTGCGGTACACCTTTGCAGATGAAGCACCATCAGTTGCTGAATACAGACGTGGAGACTCTACGAAGTATGCACCCTCGTATGTTCCAATTTCTCCTGCCCAGATACGGTCTTGTGCGGAGCCGTATTGGTTAGGAAGTAACCATCCTGCTGAACCTGTCTCAGCACGTAGGTCGTGGGATACCTCTGGGTGGATACCAGCCCAGTATAGTGAACCCTTACGAGCAACGGACTTGCCAGCACGTAACTTAGCAACAGCCTTACGGATGTTAGCAGAAGATAGTGTTGCAGCAGCAGTAATAGTTGCTGTTGAAGTTGCAGTTGAACCTGAGTAGATTACGTTGGTTCCGCCACGCAATGTTGTCATTGCTACGGAGTCAATAGAATCTGCAAGGTTGAATGCAATAATGTTTGCGATTGCAGGGTCAACATCTGCAAGAGAGAATAACTCTAATGCACGAGTTACCAACACTGAGTTACCGTACTCGTTAAGAGTAATGGTTACTGATGTTGGTGTTGACATTGCTACTGCATCTGGGTCAGTTGTTTCTGTTAGAGCAGTTGTTGCTGCTGAAAGGTCAACATAACGTTGTAGAACAACGGTTGAGCCAGGGATTGCTTGACGGGCTGGGCGCTTATCTGCGACTGAACGAATTAGTGGTTCAGAGCGGAGAGCGAATTCTAGAAGACGGTCATACGCCTTCTGTACTAGACCAGCACCACCAGCGGTTCCTCCGAGATTGTCAGAGGCTGTTGATACATATGCCATTCGTCACCTCCAGTGACTAGAAACTATGATGATTATTGTGAACGAAGAACATCTAACAATGCATCCATAGAATCTGCATTGTCAATTCTTGAGTTAAGTTCTTCCATTCTGTCTGGAGTAAACGCACCTTGTGTTAGAACATCCTGTTGCCTTAGGGCAGCACGGTCTTGTTCTGGCATGTTGGCTTCATCTTGCTGTACTTTAATTCCGAATAAATCTGCATTATCATCGAGCCAGTTAGAAACTGTCTCCTCGTTAACATCATCGATATCCTTAAGAATTAAGCGTGCAGCCTTAGCGTTTACGCCTTTCTTTTCCAGGACTTCTTTGACGGTTCGCTCACGCTGCACTTTGGATAATCCTTCAAGTTGCTCAGTGAGTTCCTTAATACGCTTCTCATCGGCTCTCTTTGCTTTCCGTAACTTCTTAATCAAGTCACTTCCATCACCAGAGAAACCTTGGTCAGTATCTAGGTCTTCGTCTTCGTCTTCCCAGTAATTGTTGCTCATAGCAACTACCACCCTTCTATTCGTTGTTAGTCGCAGGCCACAGTTCAGTTCGGGGAAACTGGCTGGCTCCTACTGTCGGTCTTATACGCTGCATTGGGCCGATAGGTCAATGTCAGGATTCTAGTATTGTCCGCCTGTTGTGCTAAGTAGCGACGCTTTTGTAGTTGCAGACTTACCAGAGAATGATGCAATTTCTCTCTCAGTAAGTGCTTTACGTTTACGTTGCGCTGAGGCTAGAGTATTAAATACTTCTTGTTCTGCCTCTGCTTGGTTATATCCAGGAAGTGTTGTTCCGTAGATTTCGCTTAACTTCTGTGCGGTAGGTAGGATATCTGCAATTGTTGCATATCCCTTTTGTGCTTCGGCTTGTGTGATTCCTTGTGCTGCTAGTTGTTCTGCTACAGAAACACCAGTCTCAAGTCCTTGTACTCTTGCGGCTACGCCAATTTCGGCTGCTGCAATCTGACGTTGAATCTTAGGTAATTGCTGATTAGGGTCAAGAACATAGGCAACCATGTCGGCTGAGCCAATTCCATAATAATCTTTAAGTGTTCTAGCAATTGCAGGGTCAGCATTCTGAACTCTCTGAACTGCCATAGATACACGAGTTGATAACTCTGACGGAGATACATCATTCTCAATGAACTGTCTTACATATGCATCATTATCAAATTGAGTTAAACCATATGCTCTAAGTGTTTGACGATACGCATCTTCATTAGATAGATACTCCGCAGGAGTAAGGACGCTAAGTCCCTTCTTAATGCGCTGGGCATTAGCAGCAAATCGTTGCTGATACTCTGGAGTATTTTGTAGTTCTAAGGTAATAGTATCTTCTGTGTATCCTTGACGAGCAAGGTCAAGAATCTTAGCGCCAAGAGTTGCAAG